GGACAGAGGTGTATCGAACCTGATGGTTTATAGCTACGACTGGGACACGATTACGACTACCTATCTTGTCGAACAGTTGAATTGCAATACGACTGCTTCGCAGCCATCAAGTGCAAAAGCTCTTTATGGTGACAATTCTTATTATATCGAGGGGTTGTACGCATCCGGTGGAGCGTACATGAATCTCATCATTCGACCCAAGGGGAACGGCACATTTTACCTAAACGACAACAAATACTATTGTGCCATTGGGCACTATTATCTCGAAGGATTCCTGAGAAACGCAGACCCGACAGCGGCGATTCCTACGATAAAATTGTATCCGTTTGAGACAACAAACGTAGAATACCTTGTGACGACCGGAACCACAGCGACAGCATTGGGAAACGGATGGTATCGCACAGAGACATGGTTCAGGACAGATTCCGATGTGCCACAGGGTGCATCGTCGGATGATATGTATATGCTGATTGACTTAGATGACACATCCCCTGCGACGTTTCCAACCGCGAAATTCGATGAGGTATCGTTCTACTTAGATTGTATGGCGGTTTATGAATACGATGATATGTACTATTCGGATTGTTGGCAACCGTCAGGCACGGACAGAGCAGATGAAGTGTTGATTGCTCCGGCGTATTCTGTTGGCGGTTCCGGTTCCGGCTCATCGGGCGGTGCTTTAAGTTCCACTAATAATGCTTTATATTAAAAACAATATTTAGAAAGGATAAGTAAAATGAAAAGCAGATTTGGAAAAGCGTTAGGTATTTCATTAGTTTTGTTAGTAGTACTTGTTTCGTTTTTTGTGAGTTATTTTGCTGTAACTGCTAAAGCAGCTACTGAGTATTATTCTACGTGGCTTCATTTTTCCAAGTACACCAGCAGTTACACCCTCACGGCTCCTTATATTGTGATGCGAAGTGGCAGTTCAGTATGGAACCCAGTAACGGGAAATTGGAGTACTTCTGGAGCAACTTACACCTCAGTCGATATTCGACCTACGTGGAATGCCAATGCTAATATTTATGAATGGCAACTCCCTCAAGATACCGATATAGGAAGCACGTATGTTACTTTAACAATGTATGATGCTGCCAATGGAGCTGAAGCTGTAACGGATGTGGCAAAGTGGGGAGCTTTGGTAAAATTGGAAAAAAGACCGAATGGGTTGATACGATTTGTGGTGGTTCCAGAAACTTATTAAGGGACGAATATGAAAAAGACCCTAATGATAATTAGTTTGGTTGTTTACAATAAACTTTTTAGTAACAATAAGTCAAATTTTATAAAAATAATAAGATAGGACTTGAAATCATTACAGAAATACCGTATTTGAAGAAAATAAGTCAATACTTTGTATAGAGAAAGGACGTTCAAATGGCAAGAATAGATGATGGCTTTAGTACCACGATTACCTTTGCGGATTATCCTTCCGTAAGTTTTTATGAGAAAGAGGTAACTCCTCCTGGTATGGAAGGTGGTGGGGAAAACGATACCACCACTATGCTCAACTCCACCTGGCGCACCAAAGCTCCGAAAAAGTTGGTAAGTTTAACTCCTTGCAGTTTTGTGGCTGCATATGACCCTGTAGTGTATGATGATGTGGTGGCTATGATTAACACCAACCAGTTAATCACCATTAACTTCCCTGACAGTTCGACTTTAGCGTTTTGGGGTTGGTTGGACCAGTTTACACCTAATGCTAATACAGAGGGTGAACAGCCCACCGCACAGTGCACCATTATTCCGTCCAACCAGACGGACAGTGCTACTCCTACGGAAACAGCACCTGATTACACCGCACCGTAATGAAGTTCTTTGAACAAGTAAATAAATAAGTCATTTGTCAATGGAAAGGACAAGAAATGTCAATTATTAGTTTTGAGCTGAGTTTGAAAGAAGTGGCTGTTAAATTGGATGGCGAAGAGCACATCATTCGAGAACTTACGGGTAAACAGCGGGACAGGTATATGGATATGGTAGCCAAAAGGGTTAATTATGTTAACGGACAGCAAGCGGGGATGTCCTCCCTCAGCGGTCTTCAATCTACCCTGTTGTCTATGTGTTTGCTAGACAGTTCTGGTAAAAGTGTATCAGAAGCTATTATTGCAAATTATCCAGGTTCCGTTCAATCTAAACTTTTCAAAATGGCCCAGAACCTTAGTGGTCTCAATGAAGAGGTGGATTCTGAAGAAGTAAAAAACGACTAAAAGGTGAGAGGCTAAGTTGGTATAAACTGGCCTCTCATCTTAATCAACCTTTACAGGTCGTTCAGCAACATACTACTTCTACGGAGTTTTTGGAATGGATGTGGTTCTTAAATGAAGAGGAAACTTCCACCATCAAACGAGAGGAGTATTACTGGGCTCAAATAGCGGCGGAGATGCGTCGTTCCTGGGTAAAGAATAAACAAAAGGTAAGTCTTAAAGATTTTTTAATAAAGTTTTCTTATGCTAAAAAGCCTAAAGTGGAATCAGCAGTTGATAGGGAAATAAGATTAAAACAATCTAAAAACTTCTGGTTGCTTGCTACAGGACTAAAGAAGAAAGGCCAAAAATGATAGGTGGTCGTTCCTTAAATTTGGGTTCCTTATATATTTATTTAAGGGGAAACAACACCTCCTTTATGAATATGATGAGCGTTTCCGAAAAGAGGATTTACACTTTCGGAAAGACAGTTCAAGCTGCAGGGGTAGGGGCGATAATGAAGCTCACCGCTCCTTTAGCCCTTATAGGAGGATTGGCAACTAGAGAATTTGGTAAGTTTGACCAAGCCATGACTAAATCCCTTTCTATTATGAAGGGGGTTACTCCGGAAATAAGAAAGATGATGGAGGTTGAGGCTTTCCGTATTTCCAACGAATCTATTAATTCAGCTGTGGATTTAGCAAACGCTTACTATCGTTTAGGGTCCGCTGGGTACTCTGTTTCTCAGCAATTAAAAGCATTAGATGTGATAAATAAATTCGCTGTAGCCGGTCATATGGATTTGGACACGGCTACTCGTTTAGCTGTAGATTCCCAAACTACCTTAGGGATGCGGTATGAGGATGCGGAGAAGAATGCCGCATCCTTATATAAAATTACTAATGTACTGACCAAAGCCAACACCCTAGCAAATGCCACTGTTGAAGAATACGCCTATGCTCTAGGGAGATATGGTGCCGCAGCTATGAGGGCCTATAATATGGAATTGGAGGAAGGCGTGGCTATGTTGGCAGCCTATGCTTCTCAAAGCATTAAGGGGGAACATGCTGGTAACATGATGTCTCGTATGATTCGCCTTTCCACAGCTGGGTTCCTAAAGAATAGGAGAGCTTGGGAGGGGTTTGGGATAGATGTTTATGATTCCGCCCGAAACCTAAAACCAGTCTACACCCTCATTCAAGAATTGGAGGAGAAGTACACTTCTTTAGGTACGGAGGCTCGTACTGCCGCATTAGCCCTGTTAGGGTTCCAGGCTAGGAGTCAACAGGCAGTATTCCCCTTAATGGGTTTGGGGAAACAGATGGAGAAATTCTATAAGGAACTAAAGAAGGACACTACCTTTATGGATACTGTCTATAAGGATGTGATGTCCTCTTTTAGTAATCAAATGAAAGTGGTGTGGAATAATGTAAAGAATATGTCTATCCAAATTGGGGACATAATGGCTCCTGCTGTCTTAAAATTTGCTTATAGGATAAAGGAATTATCGGAATGGTTCCGAAATCTGGAGGACTCTCAAAAGAAGACCATAGTACAAACAATGGCTTGGGTAGCTGCGCTAGGACCAGGGTTATGGATACTTGGTAAATTAATTAGTACCTTTGCAGTATTAACAACGGTAGTTAGACTCTTTTTCACCGCAGTAACTTCGGGATTTGTTAAGATGTCTATAGCTATGATGGCCAATCCTGTTGGAATAATAGTGGCTGCAATAACCGCCGCTGTTTTAGCTTTGGTAATGACTTTGTATATTCTTAGGGCGGCTTGGAATAATAACTTTATGAATATGAAGGCTTACTGGCAGGAGTTTTTGAATTTCGTTAAGATAGGGGTGGAGTGGATGGCTAACACTGCTTTTGGTAAATTCATAACTTGGTTAGTGAAAACTTGGTTTGACGCTTTCAAAAATCTAAAGAACAATTTTATAGAGTTTGTGAAAGGTATCGTTCC